TCATGATTTTCTTTCGATGGCGTGGCGCAGGCCGATGAGCCCGAGCACGCCGGTGAGGGTGGTGGTGATGCTCTCAATGGGTGCGCCGTTGCAGATTTGCAGAATGGCCGTGAGCACGCCGAGGGCGGCCGCCAGGTAGGTTTTGTAACCGTTGAGAAAGGTCATGCTCGTTCTCCGTGAAAAGCTCACAGATACCGGTGAAGATCCAGAGTATGGGCTCGAAAAGCAGCCAGAGAACCCGCATCGGAGCGCTCCAAAAGGCGTGCGTGATTCGGCGGTCCTGCGGGGCGATTCTTGTAGGGTGGGCCGAGTCTTCGAGGCCCACCGCTACCCAGGAAGCGCGCCTGGTGGGCCTCGAAGACTCGGCCCCCCCTACTGCTAGTGGGTGGCGTTGACGCCGCTGGCCGGTGGGGCGGCTGGCGCGGGGGTGGTGGGCAGCTCCTGGCCGGGGGCCTTGATCGTGGCCGCGGTCCCGGCGACAGTGCTGAGGGCGCTGACCACGTCGGCGATTGTGGAGACGGTCTTGTTACCGGGAACCGCCTTGGTAAGGACGTTGGCGAGCAGGCCGGCAATGGCCACGGGGTCAAGCGGGGCGGCACTGGTCTTCGGGGGGCTGACGGTGCTCGGGTCAGGCGAGACCTTCGGATCAGGCCAGACGCCGGTCTTGTCTTCGAAGGCACGGCAGAGGGCGGCGTACTGGACCTTGGCCTCCTCGTAGACCATGACGCCCTTGTTTTGGAGGCCGGCGTCCTGGATGAGGGGATCGATGGGGATGGTGTTGCCGCCCTGGACGCTTTCGCAGACGGCGGTGGCGCCCTGGTAGGCGGCGTTGATGAGCAGGGCCTTGATGAAGTCTTGAGTCATCGGTGCTTTCTCCCGTTTTCGAGGATCTGGTCGACTTTGCTTTCGATGCGGTCGAGCTTGCGGCGGGTGTCGGCTTCCTGGCTTTCCAGGACCGCGATGCGCTCGCTGCTGGTGCGGATGGTGTGGAGCGTGGCCGCGATCCCGCCGGTGAGGAGGGTGGCGGCAATGCCCATGAGCCACCAGTGGTAACGGAGGGCGCCATTAGTGGTGTTAGTCGATGTCATAACGAGACTTTACAAGGGCTGGATGCGTTGTGCGTAGGTCAGTTGTTAGCGCTGCTGGGACTGATTGGTCGGATTGACGCTGCTCAGGCCGGCCGTGTAGCCGTCGCGGCCGATGTCATAACGAGACTTTACAACGGCCCGGCGCGTTGTGCGTAGGTCAGTTGTCACGAGTCAGGGGTCAGACGAAGCGGTGTGGAGGTTGCTTGACAGGTGGGAGGGGAAATGTTCAGATGACGGCATCGTGCGTGTTAGGTTGCGCAGACCTTGTTAGATTGCGCATGGCCGTGCTGGGTTGCGCGTGCGCAACATAATCAGAGTTCGGCAGAGGAGGTTAGGGGTGCCCGATTTTTGTCCACATTGCGGAGCCCGGGTCACTAACAGAGGTGACGCCTTTTGCCTCTTGTGTCGTGAGGCATTGGATGAACCCCCTGCCTCACCAGCCGAGCAGGTAACAAAAGGGCCGCAGACTGCGACGCCGGTTGATCGTAAGTCCAAGTTGCGTGTCTCGGGAATTCTGCTGCTGGTGGTGAGCCTCGTTTATCTTGGCATTGCCAGCAGGATCGACGCACTGATACCACTAATTGGTGGGCTATTCTGTCTGGCAGCATCGTTCACCAAGAATACTTGACGCGGCGCCGGGTCAAGCGGCAAGAGGGCGACGCGATGTTTCAGGTCCAAGAGCAGTCCGGGCGCCCGCCGGTGCTGGTGAGCGTCTGCGATGTTTGTGGACGGCCCATCACCGAGGCCGATCCGGGGGAGGCCGTCATCCCCCGGAGCGTGCGCCTGGGCAAGACGTACTTGATCGGCCATGCTCACGCGGGTAGATGCCGCGACGTCGCGGAGGAGCGACTGGCCAAGGAAGCCCACGAACCCTCCGGCGTGGATGAAAGCGGTGGGGGTGGCACGCCCTGAGTCTTCGAAGTCTTCGAAGGGCGTGTTGAGCCCGCGACGACCCTCACGCCCTTCGCATCCATGCTCAGGGCGTGCCACCCAGCCCGCCATCTGGTTTGTTTCGTATTGCGTCCTGGGCGCATCCGTCGCACACTGGGCGGATCGTACGTCCGCCGGCCGCGTCGGGGCAACGCGGGCGGAGAGGGTCCGCGCCGAGCCGTGAACGCGACGGGATTGGCCGCCGGACGCCGGTCGCCCGTCCCCTTGGGAGGGGGGCCGATCGGCCGGACGGGGGTGGAATGTTGTTGCGACCCGTGCGGCGGGCGAGTAGAATTCTCTCACTGGACACCCGGCGTCAAAGTCGCCGATCTTGGCCGGGTTCCGTTCCAACCGTGGAGTACAATGATGATCAAGGTGGGAACCGGCTGGCAATCCGAATTTCCGAACAGCCAGGGCGTACGCGCGTCGATCGTGCCGAATGGCGGCCAGGTGACCGTCGCGTCGTACAAGTCGCTCACGGGCGGTCATTCGATGATGTATCTGGAATTCATCGACACCATGGGCTTCGCGGTGACGAGGAAAATTCACCTCCTCGCGGGCCTGGGCGGCTCCCAGGAGGCCGAGTCGACGGGTTCTGGGTCGAGCGCGAGCGGGTCGGGCGTGAACGAGATCGAGATCGAGGACGAGGAGACCGAGGTCAACAAGGAGAGCGACCGTCGGGCGAACAGCTACTACTACACGTCCTATCCCATGACGGACGGTCAGCGAGCGGCGCTGGAAGCGGCGGTCCTTCGCTTCAAGACGAAGAACGCGAACGGGCGCTATTCCTATCGCATCGCCGGCGGCGTCATCGGTCGTCTCACGACCCGGCCGAAGACGCGGGGGGTCAACTGCGCGGACTTCCTCATCAAGGTGCTGGACGAAGCCGGCATCGCCCGGATCAAGAGCAAGATCTTCAACACGCCGTCCCGGATCGCTGGTCACTGACGACCCGGCATCGGAATAATGCTCCCGCCTCGGCCCCCCTTTGTTGCAAAAAGCTCAAAATGAAAATCCAAGTTGAATAGAAATGCTTCAGCGGCCGGTGCAGGTGAGCTTTGTTGTTGAACTCATCCGCTTCGCGGAAGGGTCCGATGTCGGCTCGGTTTGTCACTTTTCCCCTTGCGCTTTCCGCGTCTTCGAAGGGCGTGTTGAGCCCGCGACGACCCTCACGCCCTTCGCATCCATGCTTAGGGCGTGCCACCCAGCCGCGTGCGCAACATAATCAGAGTTATGCCAGCGAACAGCGAAAACTTTCGTTGGGGAACGGAGTTGGTCGCGTGTTTTGACGACCTGCGCCCGCATTTTGGAGTGCGTTCCCCGCCGATCGTGGATCGGGAGGTCGTGCCGCACTTCGACGGTCGGCCCGATGACATGTTCATCTGGTTTATCTGCGAGCGAGCGGTTGATGTTGCGCCCGCAGAAGCCCAACGGCTGGAACTACAAGCCGCCGTCCAGGAACGGATGACGGCTGGCGGATTTCCCAAGCAAGCCGTTGACTCGCTTCGGAGCGGCGTTACCTCACTTGAAGACATAAACGCTGGCGGTGGCCGCTTCTATTACTTCCGCTGATGCTCGGGATGACGAAGAAACCGGGACCAAAAAACCGGGCATTCAGGTATCCGCAACCCGGGCTCACATCCATTATTTGTTTTACAGCTGCTGCGTCGGCCAGCTCGGTGCGACACGCTGGAGGTACGCTCGGAGGCAGTCCTGGGGCGTGCTGCGATTCAGTCGTTCCACAAAAATCACGGTGAAATGGGTGCCGTTCTTGTCCGGAACGTAGATGGTGTCCTGATTGGTCGCGTTGACGCTGGTCAGGCCGGCGGCGTAGCCGTCGCGGATGTCGGTGTTGAGCGGCACGAGCGCGGTGTGCGTCCAGCGCAGATAGGTGGTGCCGGTGATGGCCTTGTCGTGGTCCTGGGCGAAGTTGGCGGTGAGGAAGATCTTGACGCCGGCCACGTCGGGAGCCGCCGGCGGGGAATTGCCGTTCCGGTAGATGTCGCAGGTCGTGTTGTTGTTGAGCGGTAGCGTGGGCATGGGAGGGTCCTTTTGAAACGCAGAGGGCGCAGAGAGCGCAGAGAGAAGACCACCCCTCACCCCAACCCCTCTCCCCTGAGTACAGGGGAGAGGGGCTTTTGTTGATGCCGTGGTCTGCGTTCTCTGCGCTCTCTGCGTTTCAGCTCTGGTTCGTGGCGATCGTCCTTCGCTTGAACGGGGCGAGAAGGGTTTGAACATGGGGCGGAGGATCGCCGGGGGTGCTGCTGCCGCCCCAGGTTTGTTGGGCGGCGCCGGCGATGGCTTGCGACGTCAGGAACGGATCGCGCTGGGCGATGAAGTAGAGGTTGGACACCCACTCGCCGCACGCTTCCTGGACGGCTTCGGGGACTGTGGAATACCCGGCGGTGTACTGGACGCGGAAATTGTTGATGCCGGGAGAGAAGATCAGGTCTTCGGGGTGGAGCAGCTCAGGATCGGTGTAGGGAATGGCGCGGAGCAGCCAGCCGCGCGCATCCCACTGGTAGCCGGCCAGCTCGTAGGTGTGCATCTTCAGCTCGGCGTAAACGCGCATGGCGTTCTGGGCGCCCTGGCTTTGCTGAATACCGCCCCCTTCCAGTGGGTCGCCGTAGCTGCCGGGAATATACAGGTCCGCCGAGGGCCAGCTGCCGTAATCCCCGCCCGTGTCGCCGACGGCCTGGCCCTGCCAGCCCCTGCCGATGCCGGTTACGGCGGTGGCCAGGGTCTGAAGGGTCGGGTTGCCGGCGAAGGTCAAGCCCGTCGTGGTGGTGGTCTTGACGCCCGCGGCCACTTCAACCAATTGAAGGCCGGTGTTGAGCACGGCCACGCGTGCTTGCTGGGTGACCGAGCTGCCGCTGTTGTTGATGACCTTGAGCACCGTCACCGGCCGGTAGCGGACCGACTGAACCGACTGGATCGGGTACTCGCAGAGCAGCAAGCGTCGGTCGCCGGTGCCGTTGTAAAGCTCGTCGTAGGCCTGGGAGACGAAGCGGCGCTTGCACCATTTCTCGATCAGGTCGGAAGCAGCCGTGATGAAGGTCGAGATCAAGGTGTCCTGACTGTTGTCGGTGATCGACTGGATGTTCTGCTTGGCGCGGGAGAGCGTGATCAGGTCTTTGGTAGCCATGAGAGCTCCGAAATCTTGAAACGCAGAGAGCGCAGAGAACGCGGAGAATTCAAAGTTTGTAGGTCAGGGTCTCTTCCTCTGCGTCCTCTGCGTTTCAAAAAGAGATCCAGTACGGCAAATAGTAGAAGCGGGCCCAGACGGCTTTGCCCTTGGAGGGCTGGGCCAGGAGCCAGTTGAAATCGTCGATGGTGGTGCCGGGATAGACACAGGCGACGATGGTGAGCACGTGGTCGGTGATGTTCTTGAACTTGATCATCACGCCGGCGGGGGTCCAGCAAACTGCCACGACCCAGGAGGATTGGACGGCGGTTCAGGTGAAGGGCTGTGGCTGAGGGACGGGTGGACCCTTGCCGACGATCGGCGCCGGTCCGGGGCCTGGATTGGGTATGCCTCCCGGTCCTGGGAGCGGCGGCAGTCCTCCGAATGTGGGCGGCGTCTGATTGCCGACAACGATTATGGTGTCGCCGCTCTGGTTGGTGCCCCAACGAGCACCCACCACACTTCCGATGTTCACGCCGGGAAGAGGCACGTTGCCTCCAGTCATTAGGGATTAGGGATTAGGGATTAGGGAAGTCGAGATTGGGCCTAATCCCTAATCCCTAATCCGTGCTACCTCCACAAAGTGGCCCAAAGGAATTTGGATAGCTTCATCGGGCGCAGGCCGAGGCTGAGCAGAGAGTCCGGGGGCGTGGGGTCCTGGCGGTTGGACTTGAATTCCAGCACGTTGGTGCGGAGACACTTTCCCGTGTCGGTGCGAACGTCCATGTCAAGGGTGAGCCGGTCTTGGGGGTTCTCCACGGCGTAGCGCGTACAGCACACTTTGACGGCACAGATCACCGGGTCCTGGCTCGCGATGTCCAGGAGCCGTGCCAGGAGGTCGGCGGGCAGGTAGGCGGACCAGAGGGAGCCGAACGTGCCGGCGATGGCGGCCTCGGCGTCGTCCCTGCTCACCGGGACGCGGTATTTCTGGTTTTCGGTCTTCGCCGATAACGCGTACGTGTTGCCGGGCTTGTAACAGCGCAGGCGCAGGGTGAGGTACTGATTCGAGCGAGCCCTGGCTTTGCGGAGGGCGAAGTCGCGGGTGTCGAAGTAGTAGGTCTTGAGTCCCTGGCCCTGGAAGCCGGGATCAAACCGCTCCGGCGGGTAGGAGCTGGTGAGGATCCTGGCCACGGCCGGTACCGCCGGGGTTGGAATGGCCCAGGTGGCGATGTTGGAGCGCAGGTCGTGCGCAGGAATCGGTGGCATGTTATTCCTCGGTGCCCACGCAGGTCACGCGGACGTTGCCGGTGGCCAGAGCGGTTCCCAGGTTGACGTTCAGGACGTTGTTGGCGGCGGCGCTCCAGATACCGTCGCCGAGGGTGATCCATCCGGTTGTGAAGCTGGGCAGCGCACTGGAGGCGGTCTCCACCGGTGCGGTTTGCCCGAGCCAAACATCGGTGGTCAGCCCGAGGTCGGTGGTGCCGTCGCGGAGCTTGATGGTTTCGATTCCGCGGGCCGCCAATGTGCAGTTGGCGGGAATGTCCAGCTTGAACGCCATCAGGCGGAATCTCTTGCCGCCGGCCGGCGTCCAAACGGCCGTGTCGCCGGCGGCGCTGGCCTGAACGGTGTTGATCTTGTTGGGTGCGAATCCGGTTACGGCTGTCATGATTGGAGCTGGGGTTGTGGCCCGGAAGCTGGGCGCTTCCGGGCGCGGTGAGAGCGGTGGGTTAGGTCACGACTTTCTGGGTGCTGACGTTGGCGCCGTTGTTGGCGTTGTTGGGCTTGTGGACGCCCTCGTCGCCGAAGGCAACGACGGCAACCTGGACGTTCTGGGAATTGACCTCCTTGATCTGGAGACGGACATAGCGCTTGCCGCTGGTGAGGTCCTCGTCTCGGCACTCGAAGGTATACTCCTTGTTGGCGGTCGTGAGGCCGGTCAGGCTGGTGTTGGTGCCGCCGGAGCCGGAGAACGCTCCGGCCTGTCCGTTGGCAGTCCAGGTGGAATTGTCGGCACTCTCCTGGAGCCAGGCGGATATGGAGCCGGCGTTCGCTCCAATCGAAAGAACGAACAGGGCGCGGCGGCTGCTCAGCATGTCGACGCCGTCGCTGTTGAGGGTGGCATTGTTCAGCTGCTGGGGCGCGATGCCGTTCATCAACGCCAGGCGCTGGGTCATTTGCTCGGTATACATGAGGTAGGCTCCTTGAGATTTTGGATTTCAGATTGCAGATGAAACACGTTCTGGAATCTGCAATCTGCAATCTGCAATCTGCAATTGGGTGCGGTAACAGGATTACTTCAAAAAGCCGTAGGCCACCACGCTGGCGTTGGTGTTGCCGGCTCCATAACTGGGAGCTGTCACGGTTATGGCGCTGTTGAGGGTGCTCGCCGGCAATGGCACGGGGAAGCGGATGGAGTAGGTGTAAGCCCCGGTGGTCGAAAAAGCCGGGGCGGTCACGCCGGCGGCGATGGCCACCTCAAATTTGAGGGTGCCTCCCGCACTGGTACTCAGCCCGGTAACGGTAACTTCGATGATGGAAGCGGCGGTGGCGCCCCCTCCCGTCAAGTCGAAGCCGGTGATGTACGTGGTCTTGCCGGCGGCGGTGGGCAGGGCCGCGGCGTTGCTCTGGGCGGCGCCTGAGGCGACCACGGCGATCGGCTGAATGGTGTTGTCGGGCTGGACGATGTCGGCGCTCGCGTTGGGGCGGCAGAAGAAGCCGAGAATCGCCCACGCGGCAACGGCGAGAACAAGAGCGAAAGTGGATCGTTTGGCAAACTTGTCCATTGGTGGGGTCTCCGAGGAGAGCCGGGGCTGGGCGCCCCGACGTTTTGAGTTAGTTGAGGATGACGAACGGGCTGACGGTGCTGCTGGCGTCCTGGAGCGTGACCTTCTTGTCCATCCAGGGCTGACCATCGACGCGCTGCACGAAGCGCCAGGTCATCTGGTTCTTGAGGAAGTTGACGTGCTCGCTGGCCGCGATCTCCAGCGACATGCGGTCGCCGATCACGTAGAGGCTCGGATCGAGGAGCATCACGTCGCCCTTGGTGCCGAGGGCGGGCAACATTTCCGTAATGAACACCGGCAGGTTGAGCAGCTTCCACACGGGCGGCCTGGTGATGCCCTGGTCGATGCTGATGAAGATGGCCCGGTTGGCACCATCCTTCAACTGAAGGAGATCGGAGACGACCGTGGGGCTCACGGCCCAGACCGCCTTGGCGTAGCTGGACGGCAGGAGGCTGGCCAGCATGGCGGCAATGTCCGGGAAGTAGAAGTGTCCGCCGGTGTTGCGGGTCACGGAGATGGAGGCGGGCGCGTTCAAGATGCCGAGCGGCTTGCCGACACCGTTGCCCTGCAAGAAGGCATACTGCTCGTACCAGGCGACGGCCCGGCCGAACAGCATCATCAAGAACTTCTCCAGGCCGAAGGCCGCGTCCTGGAGCAAGACGTTGGACGAGACCGAGTAGCCGCTCAGCTCGTGGGCCTTCAATTCCATCATCTTGAACTGGGGCTCGGTCTCGGTGCGGGTCTGGGCTTCCTCGGTCCAGTAGGCCTGGACACCGCCGAAGAACGGCGAGACGCCGGCGCTCTGGACGGTCGTGATGTCGAGGAAGGGGAATTGCAGGGTGGCCGACGCCATGGGCTGGACGAAGGCGTATTGCCGGAAGAAGTTGTTCTCGGCGGCGATGGCGAGAAGCTGGGAGTAGAAATCAGGCGGGACGATGTAGCCGCCGGTCACGCCGCTGGCCTCGGCGAGGGCTGCCTTCTGCCACGGGTTGAACTGGCTGCCGTAGACCTTCTCCAGGTGTTTGGCCGCGTCGAGACGGGTCTGAATGTCTTTGCTGACGCAGGCCTTGCCGACGTTGATGAGCCAGTCGCCGAAGCTGTTCTTGGGATCACCGTCGCCCTCGGTGCCGAAGATGGCAGGGACGGCGTTCTTGCGGGACCTGGCTTGCGCCTCGGCGAAGCGCTTGAGGGTTTCCTGGATGGCGGTGTCGAGGCCCCGGGTCAGGCCCTCGATCATGCCGCCGACTTGCTTTTCGATGAGCGCCCCGAGGGGGTCGCCCTGAACGGCCTCGGCAATGCCGCCGGCAATCAGCGTCCGCGCGTGGGCTTCGTCCACGTCGACCCGCTCGCCGACTTCCTTGCCGAAGTACTTCTGCTTCAGCTGGATGAACATGGGTTGGGTTCTCGGTAAGGTTGTGGGTTTCTCCCGGCTTTTCGGAGCCGGGCTCGCAAAACTCCCGGCCCTGACGGGACCGGGCTCGCAACTCCCGGCCCTGACGGGGCCGGGCTCGCCTGTCCATCTCCAGACACCCATGGGCATGCGGCTCAAGGTCCGCCTCACCCGGGGCATCCTGATGGCTATCTCGTTCGGGAATGTTCAAAACGGGGACAGGACCTTGTCAAATCCTCCCACGGGCCCGGTCCACGGCAGCCTGGACGCGGGCGTCAAGGGCACGGGGATCGGCAATTACTTTCAGCCGGGCCGCCACGATGTCTTCGATCTCCGACAGGCTGGTGAACGGAATCGGCTCGGGCGGACTGGGCGCACTGGGCGGGCCGTCCGGGCGACGGGCGCTGTCCTCGAAGAGCCTGGGATCGAGGCCCATGGCCTTGATGAATTCCTCGGGAATCGTGACAGCGCTTTTGGAGACGGCTTCCACCACGGCATTCTGTTGCGCCGGCAGGAACGTGCAGGCATACTCGAGCAGGAGCCATTCGTCGATGACCAGATTCACCTTGTCCCAGTTGTTCTCGGACAGCTCCTGGGCGCTCGGCGCATGAATCTTCGTGGGCAAAAAGCCGATCGACTTGCCGCGGAGCAGGTCGGCCTGGACCAGCGAAAAAGCCACGTCGGCCGGCCAGGCGCCGTCCCAGGAGTCCGGCCTGGCGGGGTATTGGGTCTTGGCCTTGACGCCGACGAGCGGACCGTCGCGGGTGGCCTTGCGCCAGAGCGACTTGCCGACCGGCGGCATCCCATACGAATGCTGCATGGTGACGATGGGGTTGAGCTTGTATTGCCCATCGTTCATGCCGCGGGCCAGCACCACCTCGTCTTGCCGATCGGGGTCCTCGGTGGTGATCCAGGACACGTCGGTGCGCGTGCCGGTCTCGGTGGGGCCTCGCGCCGCCACGGCCTTGCGGTAGCTGAAGGCCGCGTCCTTGGGCAGCGCGGCCATGATCTGCGCCAGCGCCTGGGCCTGCCGATCCTGCATCGGAAACCCCAGCGGCCCCTCGGTTGGACCGTAGTAGCTCTTCAGATTCATATGTCAGTCCTCGTTGTTCCAGGGTCTGCTGACTACTGGCTACTCATGTCATGCGAGCGCGAGCTGCTGGTTTCCGTTGAGCGAGGCTGATCGGTGGGCAGCCAGCGGTCGGGAAGCCAGGGGACGTTGCCCCAGGGGACCGGCGGCAGGCCACGCTCGCTGCGGACCTCGTTGACCGACACGACGCCGTATTTCAGATCGTTCTCCTGCTGCTTGATGGTGAGGTCCTGATCGACCGGGGTGGGGTCTTCGGAGGCGAGAAAGAGCCGGCCGCTGGGGTCGTAGAGCGGAATCAGCTGCTCGTTGAGCTTCTCGTCGCGGCGGGTGAGGCGCGGGTGGATGCACTTGGACAGATGCTGGCTGTCGGCGGCTTGCAGGTTGGCCAGGTTGGTGTTGGCGGTGAAAAACGCAATGGGGCAATGAAAGGCGTTGCAGATGTCTTCCTTGGTGGCGGCAACGTCGGCCAGGGCCGCCAGGTCGCCCATCGAATGCTGAAGGATCTGCACCTGCATGCCGGTGTCGGCGACCAGCACGCGGCCCGAGCCGCCCCGTCGAAAACGTGCGTTCCACTGGCTTTCCAGCCGGTCGCGCTCCTCTTCGCCGAGCGCTTCCGCGGGACTGACGACGGCGCTGGGAATCGCCTGGTTGTCGTAGATGGCGCTGCGGGTGGCCGCGTAGCTGCTGGTCAGCGCGACCTGCTCGAAGGCAGCCCGCAAGGGCGACAGGCCACCCAGGTATGGGTCGCGCGGGTCGGGAACGCGGAAGAAGATGACCTGGTCCGGTGAAAAGCGCTGCTCGCGCGCGCCGGAGCGGTACACGTAGTAATCGATGGCCCGGGGGCTATCCGCCTCATGCTTCGGCGTGACGTTTTGCGCGGGCAGCACCCAGATCTCTCCCGGGACGCCGAACGGCCCCGGGGCCAGGTACCAGAACGCCTTGCCGTGCACCTCCAGGTAGGTTTGCGTCAGCTCCCAGAGGTCGAAGCTGTTGTGGAGGGGATTGACGCGGCGCAGCAGCATCTGGAGCGGATGCTCGAGCACTTCCTCGATGTGGTGTGCCCTGGTCAGGGCCGCGGGCAAGTCCTTGCGGGCGCGAAGCCGGCCTTCCGCGCCCGTCTCCAGCGGCCGGCGGAGACACTTGGCGGGCGCCTGGCCGCGCTCCGTGGTTACATAGAGCCGCGGCGGGTAATTGGCGCACACCGAGGCATTCAAGCTAACGCAGGCCCAGGCAACCCCTTTCAGCTCGGCCATCAGCTCGTTGGGCGTGGGGTTGCGATTGCGCTGATACGAGTCCAGGTAGGCCGTCCCCGTCCACTGGCCGCCGGTCAGGCTGGCCGGAATCGACCGCGCCCGCGGGCCGCGCCCCCTGGACGGAGATGCACTCGAAAGCGGTTTCAAGGAGTCACGCATCTGTGGTGAGTGGTGAGTGGTGAGTGGTTGGTGGTGAGAGATCTGAAGGCAGTGATCAGTGGTCCGTGGTCTCTTGACCCCTGACCCCCGACTCCTGCCCCCTGACACCTGTCTTGAACCGATGGGCGTCGATCCGGGAGATCAAGTAGCGGAGGGCGGCCAGGGCGTGGTTGTTCTCGTCCACGGGGATCTCCGTCTCGGTTTGACCGGCCTGGCTCGGTGGATAGCGGTAGAGCCTCGCCTCGGCGAGCAGGTTGGGACAGGCGGGGCCGACGACGCGAAGGCGGCCGGTCTCCAGGCGGGCGCGGACGGCGGCAATGCCCGCGCGGATGTCGTTGTGGCCTCTGCGGACGGCAAACCCGAGCACGCGCAGCGTGGCGGATTCCTGGGCGCCGGCCGGGTCGGCGTACCAGAGCACATTTTTGGGAAGGTGCCGGGCGTGCTCCTGAATCGGCACGCCTCGAACGTAGCGCTCGTGCGTAATCGTGAGCACGTCGTCGCGATCCAGGAATCCCCATAGCGCACAAAAAGGATTGCGATAGCCGAAATCGATGCCACCCAGCGCCTTGCCCGGTGGGTGAGGAGGACTGGCGGGACCGGTCTGCTGCATGCCGTGACCGGCGTGCGGGTCTGCGCTAGCCACGCGCTCGATCCGGCACTGGCTCTCGAAGTCGGGATAGACGAGTCCCGCCATGCTTTCAAACGAGCAGCAATACTCCTGGCTGACCCAGCTATCGCCCAGGGAAAGCCGTTCCTGCTCGATGAAATCGGGAGCGATGCGCGGGCACTGTTGCCAGGGGATCTGGATGCGCTGCCAGCCGGATTCGCTCGGATCGCCCAGGTCGCCCAGGCTGCTCCGGGACCATTCGCGCCAGAAGAAGCCGCGCTTGCCGAAGGGAGTGCTCAGGCAGATGAGCCGGCCGCGCGAGACCGCCAGCATGGGACGCACGCTGGCGTACAGGTCGTCCGGGACGCGGGCGGCCTCGTCGATGATGAGCAGGCCGACGCCGCCGAACGAGCGAATGGTTTGCTCCCGACCCGGGAGGGAAACGACGCGCGACCGGTTCTCCAGCTCGAGCGTGGTTTGCGAGCTGCCGACGCGTTTGGCGAATCGGTCCCGGTCGCTCCGATCGGCGACAGCCGTGTAGCCTTCGACAACCTTGCGGAACAGCTCGACCGATTGTCTGAGGGATGCGGAGACCAGCAGCGTCAGGCTGGCGGGATGGAAGAGGGCGGCGTGCAAGGCCAGCGCGGAGACGGTGCGGGACTTTCCGGCCTGCCGGGAGCAGTTGAGCAACACATGGCGCGCGGGGGAGACCAGCAGCTCTTGTTGCCAGGGGTCGGGCGTCAGGCCCTGTGCGACCAGGAGCAGAGCAGGATTGAGAGCCAGGGCCAGCGGGTGTCGTGTAATCATGGCCGCAGTCTAGCGGCCGTGGGATCGTTGTGCGTAAGTCAGTTGTGGAGCGGTATAAGGTGAATAATCGTCGCAGGTTGCGTGACTTGCCGATTTTGCCGGCGGGGGAGGTCGGTTTTGGTCGCAAAGAATCCCGTTAAACCATTGACAAGGGGGTGGGCGACCCTTACCTTCGTACCTACCTTAACAAAAGGTCCCAGATTCTCTTTTTCTCCGAGCTTTCCCAATACCCAACGCATAGCGGTTGTCAAAGAGGAGGTACCAAGCATGTATAGTGTGGTTCTGATGGCCGCCCTGGCCGGCGGCGCCGACACACCGAGCTGGGGCTGCCATGGCTGCTATGGATGCTCCGGGTGTTACGGCTGCTCCGGCTACGCATTCGGCTGCTACGGGTGTTACGGTTGTTCCGGCTGCTATGGCTGCTATGGTTGCTACGGCTGCTATGGCTGCTCTGGCTGCTACGGTTGCTACGGCTACACCTATTACGGCTGCTATGGCTGTAGCGGTTGCTACGGTTGCACTGGCTGCACTGGCTGCAACGGCGCTGCGCACGACCGCCGGGCTGAAACGCGGGACGGGGACCGGAGGCGGGCGCCACGTGATAGGGCCAGGCCGGACGACCGACGACGCGGTGAGGACGATTACGGCCGCGCGGACGACCGACGACGTGGTGCGGACGACCGCCGCGCGCCGGAGGGCCGACGCGGAGCGGGCGACTTCGGTAGCCGACCCGGAGCGGTGGAACCACCGCGCGGCATCGGCGAAGGCGGACGCGCTCCCTTGCTGGAATTGGAACGCCGGCTTCGGGAGGAGAAACAGCAGCTCGAGCGACGGATTCAGGCGCTCGAAGCCGAGATTCGGAAGATGAAGTCCGAGAGGGCGGCGCCCCGGCCCAGGAGAGGGAGCGGCGGGGAGCGAGGGACCCGCGGAGAGCCCGAGGTGGAGGCGTCAACGTCGGAATGATGGTTTCGCGGCGAGGACCGGACGCGCGTGAAGGGACCCCGTCCGTTTACCTCGCGGCGCAACCTTGACTCGCGCAGTGCTTGCTGTCTATCTTGGCCCCGGTCGAGAGCGCGTTTCGCGCTCGCGACCGGGGTGTGTTTTTGTGGACAACGTGCACCCGCAGGCGGAGGCCTACTTGACCCTCCGGAGGGTGCGGGTCTGCCCGTCCGGGCTCACATATTGGTATTCGTCGGCGGAGACGAACCAGTACGGCAGCTCTACCGTCGCCCCCTCCCCGGCAGACGACCGAACGATCACTCGGTCGCCGTCCACCCGCACCGCCTCCCACCGGTAGCTGGGTCCGCCGCCTCCCGCAGCCCCATAGGTCCCGTCCCGGCGAAACTCGATGACCACCCGTCTGCCGTCGGGCACCCGGCCCTCCCACCGGCCGAGGATGGCCGACCGGAACGCCTCCAGCCGGGACCGCTGGTCGCCGGCCGCCGCCGGCGCGGGGGACCCCGGGCGGGCGAGCCACCACGCGAGATACCCGCCGCCGGCCGCCAGCGGCAGGCCGAGGGTGAGGGCCAAGATGAGCCAAGTCGCCCACGGCCGGCGTGCGCGGCGGGAGCGTCGTGTAGGCATTGGCGAAGTCACCTCGTCTGGTTCATCACACCCGTCCAAGTGGTCCTACCGGCGAACGGAGAGGCTCAGCAGCCGGCTCACGCGGAAGTAGGCGTTGACCACGGGAAACCGCCCATCGCCTGGCCGGTCTGCTGCAGCACTGGTTCGGCCGGTCACTGACCTTGCATGTCCCCGACGCCTCCTGCGCTTACTAGCCCTGTCCGTACCCAGCGCGCCCCCACAGGCATCTGCCGGCGGTGGCCACTCCCAGCGCTCTTGCGAGCGCGACACCTGTCACGTCCGCCATACCCGCTTCTGCGTATTGCCGTCCCAGTAGAACTTCAGTTTGCTGTGGACCCGGTTACGACCGGCCCCCTCATCCCAAGTCTCCCAATCGTCGTCCTTATTGAAGGTCCCTTTCATGCCCACGTCGCCTGGATCGTGCCCCTGGCTGGCAAGGGCCACGCCCACGCAGTAGATGCGGGCGTACACGACGGTCTTGATCTTGTGCTTCTTCTTCAGCCGTACGTGGAATTTCGAGGCAAAGCTGTTCATAGATGTCCGGACCCGTGTGTCGTTAGCGCTCCCCTTGTCGCGTCCCAACTCGCACCCAGTAATGCTAATCAGGCGAACCGCCGGCATGCCGCACTCGACAAGGAAATCGGCGACCTTGTCGGCCGACCAACGCCCGACCTTTTGTGACTCCCAGTCGCCGTGCCCTCGGATGTAGACGCGGCTGTCGGTCGGGAAGTTATTGAATGCGTTAGTCAGGACGTCTTTGTCCTTTTGAGAGAAGGTGTGGAGTAAGGAACTCGATGCTCGAACACTGACAACCGACGAACTGAGGCCGGCGTTGGCGGCCCGTGTGTTCATCGCTTGCGACCCGTCCTTGATCTCTGTGTCACCCACGCCTTCCAGGAACTGGACGATGATCTGCTTGGAATAAGCCATCGCACACCTTCCTTTAGAAACAGGGAACTTCTTTTTCCAGCGCGCATCGGCAACGTAACCGGTTACGTTGCGCGTGCGCACCGGAACACCGGCCAGTTTTCGTCTGGTTCATCACACCCGCCCAAGTGGTCCTACCGGCGAACGCACTGGCTCTGCGGCGGAGCGCCCCCACTGGCGTTGATGCGGTGAGAGCCAAAACGGGGCGGTCCGTCCGCAGCAGCCCCTGGTTCGGGCTGATTATTCACAAAAGGCGCCCAACCCCTTTTGTCTTCCCGCTATTTCTTGCCGGTCTCGAACGCGGTGACGACCAGCTTCATTCGTCTGCTCGGGGCCTTGCCCGACTCCTGGATGCTCTCGCCCGGCACTTCCTTCAGGACTGCACCCCACTTGCCATTCCAGCCGGCGATTCGACCTGTGACTTTCGTCACTTTCTTGCCCTGCTTTGCGGCTTTTTGCAAATCTTGATACGGCGTCTTCTTGCC